CAGGTGGGAAGAAGGTAAGGTTGTTGTATTCGATGATACTTACGAACACACCGCAGTAAACATGACCTACGAGAATCGTATTGTGTTATTTTTAGATTATTTAAGGCCTTTACCGTTTCCGTTAAGGTTACTAAATAGATTGGTTTTATATTCTGCAAAATTTCTTCCTTACTTTAGAAGACCTGTAATTAGACACAAGAAGTGGGAAGAAAGGTTTTACGGAGATGCTTTGTAATGGCTTTCCTGCAAAGCAATATTCCGCATTTTAAATGCTGGGTCAGAAAGGAATACACACACAATCACCAGAAGTATCATGGCGAGTTTATCCATGCAATGGCGATTGCAGTTACCTCAATGCCAACTAGGTGTTTGAGCTTTCAGTTAATATTTACTGGAGCAGAGACCTATGACACCGACGAACCTAATATTCATGGTGGCGCGATGTGGGCTAGGATGCCGATTACAGCTTTAGTGGCAGATACTCCATTTGAGGAATGGCCTGAACCTATGGAGGTATGGGCTGCACAACCTTGGGATTGTTCGTCAAGGACGCACAGTGTCTATGTCTTAGACAGGGCAACCCCGTGTCCTTGGCTTGCAAAGATCGATAACAAGCTATATCCCGCCAAATACTACTTTACGGTAGATTATACGGACTCAGAGATAGCGGATGACCCAGCGCAGCACAAGCAGTCCCATGTTATGGAGTTGTTGGATGCTGGCAAATGGACAGGGAATATCGTGGCACTTCCCAATAATCGTGTGAGAGTGACTCACCCCGCATGGTTTGAGACAGGAGAGGGTGCGCCAGATTTTAGGCCATCACAGCATATTCATTACAGTAAGTCAGATCTAGACTACACGTTGGATGTAAACAAGGTTTTTAATAATTTGTACGCAGAGGATTTAGATGAAGAAGACTAAAGGTTATATGGCTGGAGGCAAAACAAAAGGCATGGCTGCTGGCGGAAAGCTTAAAATGGTTGAAAAGGATGGAAAGCAAGTTCCTTTTTTTGCTGCTGATGGCAAAGGTAAAATGGCTGCTGGCGGTATGGTTCCAAAGACCAAAGGTTATTTTAAGGGCGGCAAAACAATGATGACCAAAGGTGCGTCTGCTGGTGGCAAGATGAAGCCCAAAGGAATGGCTGGAGGAGGGGTTGCTAGAGGTAGTGGCGCTGCTAGGCCGCAAGCCTTTAGGAAAGATGGCTAAATGGCAATAGATAGCCCATTACAAACTCCTGATATGCCAAACCCATTTGGGGGCGGCGAAGATCAGATTGAGGTTGAAATAGTCAATCCTGAATCAGTATCCATTGATACGCCTGATGGCGGCGTTTTATTAGATTTTGATCCAGATGGCGGTATGGGCATGATTCCGCATGATGCAAACCTAGCGGAATATATTGATGATTCAGAGCTTTCGTCAATTTCTCAGGAATTAATTGGTGCTTATAAGTCTGACAAAGAAAGTAGATCAGATTGGGAAAGAGCTTATATTGAAGGTTTAGATCTTTTAGGATTAAAACACGAAGACAGGACAACGCCTTGGGATGGAGCTTGTGGTGTATTTCATCCTCTTCTTACTGAATCTGTTATACGATTTCAATCTCAAGCTATTCAAGAAATCTTTCCGGCAGGCGGCCCAGTTAAAACAAGCATTGTTGGTGTAATAGATTCTGAAAAAGAAAAACAAGCTCATCGTGTTCAGGATTACTTAAACTACCTCTTAACTGAGAAAATGACTGAGTACAGGGCAGAAACAGAAAAAATGTTGTTCTCCCTACCGCTTGCTGGGAGCGCGTTTAGAAAGGTTTATTTTGATCCTAATATGAATAGACCTTGTAGTATGTTTGTCCCCGCAGAGGACTTTGTGGTGAGCTACGGAGCCTCTGATTTAGAGACTTGTGAACGTGCAACCCATGTAATGAAACGCAGTGCTAATGATGTTCGCAAGCTTCAAGTGTCTGGTTTTTACGTTGATGTGGATTTGCCAGCGCCAACACCTGATATTGACGAGGTTGAAAGGAAATACAACGAGTTAACAGGTGACTCTTCTAGTTATGATTTAGACTCAAGGCACACTATATTAGAAGTTCAGGTTAATTTAGACCTTCCCGGCTTTGAAGATACAAATAAAGGCGAGCCTACAGGCATACAATTACCTTATGTAGTAAGCATTGACCTGTCTTCTAGGACTATTTTATCGATTAGGCGCAACTGGTACGAAGATGACCCCTCTAAATTAAAGAGAGAACACTTTGTTCACTACCAATATATGCCCGGATTAGGCTTTTATGGCTTTGGTTTGATCCATATGATCGGTGGGTTGGCTAAATCAGCTACCTCACTGCTAAGACAGTTAGTCGATGCAGGCACATTATCCAACTTGCCGGGAGGATTAAAGTCTAGAGGGCTTAGGATTAAGGGTGATGACACCCCAATTATGCCCGGAGAGTTCCGAGATGTGGATGTTCCTAGCGGAGCTATAAGAGATAATATTAGTTTTTTGCCTTACAAAGAGCCTAGCAATGTTTTATATCAATTATTAGGCGATATTGTAGAAGAAGGACGCAGATTTGCTTCTGCTGCTGACGTAAAAGCGGCAGATATGAACGCTGAAGCGCCTGTTGGGACGACTTTAGCGATACTAGAGCGCTCTATGAAGGTAATGAGCGCTGTTCAAGCGCGTTTACACGCCTCCATGAGGTCGGAATTAAAGCTTTTATCTAATATTGTGCGGGATTTTGGCCCTTCATCATACCCTTATCTACCAGATGAGGAGCCTTTAACCCGCCAAGACTTTGATGACCGTGTAGATATCATCCCAGTTAGCGATCCTAACGCCGGAACGATGGCTCAACGCATAATGCAGTACCAAGCAGCGCTGCAATTGGCTCAACAAGCCCCAGAAATGTACGATATGCCGCTTTTACACCGTCAAATGCTTGAAATATTGAATATTCAAGACGCAGATAGGATTGTTCCGTTAGAAGACGAGATAAAACCGACAGATCCAATTAGTGAAAACATGAATTTGATCAATGGAGAGCCTGTTAAGGCGTTTATTTACCAAGATCATGAAGCGCACATACAAACGCACATGGCAATGGCTCAAGATCCTAGAATACAGGAGATTATGGGCAAAAGTCCTAACGCTCAGAAGGTTATGGCGGCTATGGCGGCTCATGTTCAAGAGCATTTGGCGTTTAGATATCGACAGCAAGTCGAAAAACAGCTTGGAGTCGAGCTTCCGCCTCCTGACCAGCCTCTTCCAGAAGATATTGAATACAGAATATCTAGATTGGCTGCTCCGGCAGCAGAACAAGTGCTTCAAATGGCGCAGCAAGAGCAACAGCAAAAGCAAGCTCAAGAACAAGCGCAAGATCCTATTATTCAGATGCAACAAAAAGAGCTTCAGATTAAAGAACAAGAGGCTCAATCCAAGGCTCAGTCAGAAATGGCTAAAATACAAATTGATTTGCAAAAATCAGCAGATAAATCCTCTTTAGAGAGAGAAAAGCTAGATCAACAAGAAAGAATTGAAATGGCTAAACTTCAAGCAAAGCAAGAGTCTGACGATGCAAAAGAGGAATTTGAAAGGGAAAAACAAGCCGCAAAAGAACAAATAGAAGGACTCAAGATTGGAGTTGATATAGCAAAAGAGATTTCTGACTCGACAATGGAGGAGCGAAAAATATCCTCTAAAGAGCAAATAGAAGGATTTAAGCTTGGAAACGAGGTTGCTAAAGGATTAATGGATGACTGATGCTATTTCAGAAAACTTGTTTGATTCGCTGAGAAATAGTATAAGGTTACAAATGAATGAGATGAGCGACCACATTAGTGGTGGTGGCTGTACTGATTTTAGTGAATACTCTAAGTGTTGCGGGGTTATACAAGGCCTTGCAATGGCTGAAAGAGAGCTTCTTGATCTCAAGGAGAGATACGAGAAGGCATAATTTCTCCGTGTTATGCGGTGCAACGCGACTCTGGACGCGAATTTCCAGTGCAAGGAGACACTAATGAGTCAATCATTAGCAAAAAAGGAAGAGTTGTCTGAAGTATCAGATGACAACGCCAGAAAGGCAAAGCAGTTACCCACGCCAAAAGGGTACAAAATCCTCATTACTTTGCCAGAACCCGAGGAAAAAACAGAAGGCGGCATAATAAAAGCCACTGAAACGCTGCAAAATGAAGAAATAGGTTCTATTGTAGGTATGGTCTTAGAATTAGGGCCAGACTGTTACAAAGATCCACAGCGGTTCCCTTCTGGGCCGTCTTGTAAAGAAGGCGATTGGATATTAATGAGATCTTATTCTGGAACTAGATTTAAAGTTCACGGAAAAGAGTTTCGTTTAATAAACGACGATAGCGTAGAAGCTGTTGTTGAAGATCCAAGGGGGATAGTTAAGGTATGAGCGAGTTACAACAAGAACTGGAGATGGAATCTCCTGCAAGTGCCGAAGACAAGTTCTTTGGCGTTAAAACAACTATTGGCAAAAAAGGCGAAGTTAGTCAAAACGAGTCCGATTCTGAAATATCAGATATTGAGTACGAAATTGTTGACGACAGGCCGCCTGAAGATCGAAGACCGCCAAAAGCTCAAACAGCCTCCGAAGAGGATGATGATGAGTTAAGCGGTTATAGCGAAAAAGTTCAAAAGCGAATCAATAAACTGCGTTACGAGCAAAACGAAGAACGTAGACAAAGAGAAGCTTCTGAAAGAATGCGTGACGAAGCGGTCAAGGTCGCTCAAGCGCTCGCAAACAAAAATAGAGAGTATGAAGCTTTAATTAATCGCGGCGAAGGCGCTTTGATTAATACTGTTAAACAGAAAGCTGAAATGACTCTTGAAAATGCAAAATCTAAATACAAGAAAGCGTATGAAGAAGGAGATACAGATAATGTAGTCTCCGCTCAAGAACAGTTAATTAAGGCGCAGGCAGAACTAACTGAAGCCGAAAGGTATGAAAATAGTTTGCCTCAACAACAGGATCAATGGCAGCCACCAGCTCCTCAAGAGCAGTACAATACGGCTCCTGTTGCCCCTGCTGTACCACAGCAAGTGCCTCCGCCTCAACCTTCTCCTGAGTCAACAGCATGGGCTGAACGCAATCCTTGGTTTATGAATCCAGAAAATAAAGCAATGACTGCGACAGCTTATGGCCTGCATGAAGAAGCTTTGAGAGATCATGGTTTAAGACCCAACTCTCCTCAATACTTCCAATATGTAGATAATGGCATGAGAAGTTCGTATCCGAATTATGGTTGGCAGGATGAAAGCGATACAGATGGGCGTACCGCGACTGTGACTGCTAATCAGCCCTCGTCGGTGGTAGCGCCTTCCGCAAGGAATAACGGTGCTAAACCGCGCAAAGTACAGCTAACGTCCACTCAAGTTGCTCTCGCCAAGCGGCTTGGGTTAACCAACGAACAGTATGCAAAAGAACTCATTAAGGGGAATTTTTGATGTCTGAAGAGCGCACACCAAGAAAAAACACCTCGCGTAAAGCGGAAGAAAGGCCAAGTGATAAGTGGGTTCCTGCTTCAACCTTGCCAGATCCAGAACCGCAAGATGGTTGGGTTTTCCGATGGGTACGAGTTAGTATCTTAGGTCAACCAGATAATACTCATGTTTCTCAAATGTTTAGGGAAGGCTGGGAGCCTTGTGCTGCCGAAGAACATCCTGAACTGAAACTGCAACCAGATGTCGGGTCTAGGTTTGAAGGCAATCTAGAAGTAGGTGGTTTGCTGTTATGTAAGGCTCCTGCTGAAACAATGGCTGCTAGAAGTGAACACTTCCAAAAAGTAGCCAATGATCAGATGAGTTCCGTTGACAATAACTTTATGCGCGAGAATGATCCTCGTATGCCTCTGTTAAATCCAGAGAGAAGTACGAGAACAACTTTCGGCAGAGACTAACCCTAGTTGCTGGGTTGTTTCTATAGTTAAAGGAGGTCATTTATGGCTACCAGCGCAACCCCTATGGGTGCTGAACCGACTGATACTCTTAGTGCAAGCGGCTCTTTCACAGGAAAAGTCAGGCACATGAAGATTGCAAGCGGTTATGGCACAGCGATTTTTTACGGCGATTTTGTTAAGCTAGTTGCTGCGGGAACGGTAGAGAAATCTGCTATTACAACGGCTGTCGTTGCAGGCACCGTTGGGATATTTGTAGGATGTTCTTACACTGATCCCAGCACTAATCAGCTAACTTTTAATCAGCAATTCCCTGCTTCTACGGCAGCATCTGACATTATGGCATATGTTGTTGATGACCCTGATCTTGTTTTCAGGATGCAAGGTGATGGCTCTATTGCCCAGACAGGACTTGGAAACAATGTTTCACTAGTCAGTACGGCTGGCTCGACTTCTATAGGTCGAAGCAAGAATGCAGTAGATGCTTCTACAATTGCTACTACTAACAGCTTACCTATGCGTATTGTTGAGTTTGTTGAAGGCCCATCCAGCACAGTTGGTGACAGCTACACAGACGTATTAGTGACATATTTGCCACTAAGCCACGCATACGAAACCGCGCTAGGCGTATAAAGGAGATTAAAGAATGGCTATTTCTAGAGCGCAAATGCTTAAAGAACTCCTGCCGGGACTTAATGCCCTTTTTGGCTTGGAGTATGCAAAATACGAAGACGAACACGAACTCATTTATGAGAGCGAAAGTTCGGAGCGTAGTTTTGAAGAGGAAGTGAAGTTGAGCGGCTTTGGTGCTGCTCCTGTGAAAAACGAAGGTTCTGCAATCTCTTATGATTCAGCGCAAGAGTCTTTTACTGCACGATATAACCACGAAACTATTGCTATGGGATTCGCGATTACGGAAGAGGCGATGGAAGATAACCTGTATGACTCATTGTCTGCTCGTTATACCAAAGCTCTTGCCCGTGCTATGGCGTATACCAAGCAAGTTAAGTCGGTTAATCCTCTTAACAACGGTTTCACTAATTCATTTCAGACTGGTGACGGGGTAAACCTATTCACTGCATCTGGTGACGGTGTTACTGGTGGTGACGGACACCCGCTAGTTAATGGCGGAAAAAACAGCAACCGTCCTTCTACAGCAGCAGACTTAAACGAAACATCTTTAGAGAATGCAATTATTGATATTGCTGCCTTTACTGATGAGCGTGGTCTGTTAATTGCTGCTAGACCTCGACGTTTGATTGTCCCGCCTGCTTTGATGTTTACAGCAGATAGACTGCTAGAAACAACTCAACGTGTAGGAACGGCAGATAATGACATTAACGCTATCCGAAATATGGGAGCGATTCCTGAAGGATATGCGGTAAATCACTATTTGACTGACTCAAATGCATTCTACATCATTACGGATGTTCCTAATGGTCTGAAGCATTTCGAGCGTACCGCGCTTGAGACAAGCATGGACGGAGACTTTGATACTGGTAACGTGAGATACAAGGCAAGGGAGCGATACTCTTTTGGGGTAAGTGACCCACTTGGAATTTACGGTTCACCCGGATCAAGCTAACGGATATGGGGGCGTTTTGCGCCCCTTTATTTTATGCTGCCGGTTACGAGTGGGATCGGTGGGGGAAAAGGTGGGTACAGGTTATTGCCTTATGGCAGCGGCCCCAATAATAGCTTACGCTCTGACTCCAACCACTCATTTAACTTAATCCTGACTAATCGTTTCACATGAAACATTAGACACTAGCCAAGACAGGAGAAATACATGGCTAATACTACTTTCACAGGTGCTGTGCGATCTGAAAGCACCTTCAAAACTGTAAGCAAGAATTCAACTACTGGCGCTATTACTGAAGTTACTACTGTTGGTGACGGCCCTGTCAGCCTTTCTGACGGCGACGTAACCCTTACTAATGCAACTCATAGCGGCAGAATCTTACTTGTCCCTGATGGCGGCCAAGATAACACCTACACATTGCCAGCTCCTATTGCTGGGTCTGTGTTTAGGTTTATTTATGCTGGCGCAGCCGCTGATGCAACTGACGCTATTATTGTCACACCCGGAAACAGCAATTTTTATATTGGCGGTGTGACCTTATTGGATACAGATGGTGACTCAATCAGCAGTGTTTTTTCTAATGGAAGCTCAAACAGCAGTATTCAATTAAATGTTCCTGCAGGATTTGATGTGACTATAGTTGGTTTAAATACTACCAATTATCAAATCTTTGGAAATGTTACGAGTACCACTGCTCCTGCATTTGCTGATCAATAATAGGAGTCAATTATGGCTGACGCAGTAGCGACTCAAACGATACAGGATGGCGCTAAGAACGCCATCTTTCGTTTTACAAATGTAAGTGATGGAACTGGCGAGTCTGCTGTTACCAAAATAGATGTATCTTCTTTGTCTAATGATCCAATGACAAATAAAGCCTGCTCTTCTGTTGTTATTGAAAAGATTTACTACCAAACCATTGGAATGGGTGTAAAAATATTTTTTGATGCATCAACAGATGTTTTAGCATGGCAGTTAGCTGCTGATTGGTCTGACACTTTGGACTTTTCTGATTTTGGTATTCCAGATACAAAAGCTTCTGGCACAACAGGTGACATTCAATTTACGACTGTTGGTCATTCTAGCGGTGATGTATATGTAATCGTCATGCAAGTGAGGAAGCGATATGACTAAACTTGAAATGTTTGTTAATGGTAACTTTGCTGATGGAGAAGAGGTTTATCAGATTGGAACAAAAAACAAAGACGGCAGCGGTCAAACTGCTGACGGCCAGTATGATATTGTTGTTTTTGATCCAATGCGTAAAGCCGAGGCAGAAGCTAAGTTAAAGGAGCTTTCAAAGGATGCTGACAAGCCTGCAAAGAAAAAAGCGGAAACGAAGGCGACTAAGAAAGATCCAGAGACTAAATCGGCTTCTAGAAAAAGAAAGGCTCCAGCAAAAACTAAAGGCTGATGGCTAGAAATTACAAAAAAGAGTACAAGCACTTTCACTCAAAGCCAGATCAAAAGAAGCGTCGAGCAGGCAGAAATGCGGCTAGGCGCAAGCTTTTAAAAGAAGGTGTTGTAAAAAAAGGTGATGGCAAAGATGTTCATCACAAAGATGGAAATTCTCTTAATAATAAAAGAAAGAACCTTAAAGCGGTTTCAAAAAAGAAAAATAGAGGTTCGTTAAGGGTTAAATGACAATTTCTAGAGCGCAGCAGCAAAAGCAAATTTCTAGCTCTCCAGCTAAGCGAAAAGCAAAAAAGCCTACTAAAAAACCAAACAAAAGGAAAAAATAGTATTTAAATGGCTACTAGCGGAACATATACATTTAACTTAGATATTGGCGATGCCATAGAAGAAGCGTTTGAGCGAGCTGGCCTTCAGCTTCGCGGAGGTTATGACTATAGGACTGCAAGAAGAAGTATTAACCTGTTAATGCTTGAATGGCAAAATAGAGGTTTAAATCTTTGGACAGTTCAAGAAGCTACTCAGGCTCTTACTGCCGGCACTAGTAGATACACTTTATCTAGTGATGTGCTTGATCTTGTTGAGGCTTTTATAAGAACTGATGCCGCTGATGTGAACAGTCAGTTTGATCAGACGTTAAGTAGGATTTCCATAAGCCAGTACGCTCATCTTTCAAACAAGCTTACCCAGAGTAAGCCTCTTCAGTATTACATCGAAAAAGATCCTTCTGCTATTTCTGTAAATCTTTGGCCCTCTCCAGATGATCAAAAGACTTATACGTTGGTTTACTACTATATGCAGCGGGTAGAAGACGCTGGCTCTCCAGCTTCTAACAACATGGATATACCCTCAAGATTTCTTCCCTGCTTAGTTGCTGGTTTGGCTTACAAACTAAGCATTAAGTATGGGCCAGACACTAACAGAAGCACATTTTTAAAGGCTGATTATGAAGAGCAGTGGACTGAAGCTGCTGATGCAGACAGAGGCAAAGCCTCTCTGTACATATCACCCGGAGGCTATGCAACGATATGACAAGTTTTGCTGCTGGTAAATATGCCTTTGGTTATTGTGATCGCACAGGTTTTAGATATGCCAAAAAAGACTTGGTTCCTCAGATAGAGAACCAAAGGCCAACAGGTTTGCTGGTTGGCAAGGATGTTCTTGATGAAGATCAGCCTCAGTTACAACTTGGCAAGATTAGAATGGATGACCCTCAAGCTTTGAGGAATCCAAGACCAGATCAGTCTTTAGATGAGAGTCGAAAGTTTTTTGCTTTTGATCCAGTTGGAGGAGGTGTTACCTCTCTTGGAAGCAGGACGGTTGGTTTGGATATAGAGGCCGAAGTTGGACGAGTTACGGTGACTACAAGCTGATGGCGTGGACATATACAACATTAAAGAACGCTATTCAAGATTACCTTGAAACAACGGAAACTACGTTTGTTAATAATCTTGGGGTTATTGTTCAACAGGCAGAAGACAGGATTCTTAAAACAATACAGCTTCCTGACTTTAGAAAGAATGTAACCGGGACAACAACTGATGGCAATTCATATCTTACTATGCCTTCTGATTTTTTAGCACCTTATTCTCTTGCTGTTGATAATAGCGGCTATGAGTTTTTGCTGTTTAAGGATGTTAGTTTTATACGAGAAGCTTATCCAGTTGGAACAACCGAAGGCGTACCAAAGCACTACGCTGTTTTTGATGAAAACTCTTTTATATTAGGGCCAACACCTAACGCAAACTTAACAGCAGAGCTTCATTATTTTTACAAGCCAGAGTCTATTACGGCATCTAGCGATGGTACTAGCTGGTTAGGAACAAACGCTGAAAGCACTTTACTTTATGGTTGTTTAGTTGAGGCATATACGTTTCTCAAAGGAGACCCCGATATGCTGAATTTATACACAGCGAGATACGAAGATGCTTTGGGTAAATTAAAGACTCTTGGCGAAGGGTATAGCACTACAGACAGCTATCGGTCTGGATCGGTTAGAGTAGGAAGGCAGTAATGATTGAAGTTGGTACTAGTGGTGTTGGAAGCGTTGATGTAGTTACTACTAACAATGCAGGCTTACCCGTTGAGCATTGGGCAGAAAGAGCAACAAATACGATTGTTTCTGTTGGGGGCAATAGTCACCCGATAATACAAGAGCAGGCGGAGGCTTTTAAGGATCAAGTATTTCATGCAGTTAAGTACTACATGGATGAAGCTGTAAAAAGCGATAGAACGACTTTAATTGCTCAACTTGAGTTAAACGGTCATAAAGACATGGCTGACATTTTAAGGAGACTATAATGGCGATTACCCAAGCTGTGACGACCTCGTTTAAATCCGAGTTGTTACAAGGAATTCATAACTTTCACAATGGATCTGGTGGTGGCACTACAACTACCACAGGAACAGGCAATACATTTAAACTTGCCTTGTTTACTAGCAGTGCAACTTTGTCAGCTTCTACCACAGTTTTTTCAACGACCAACGAGGTTTCTGGGACGGGGTATACTTCTGGGGGTAACACCTTAACTAATGTAGATCCAACTACATCAGGAACTACAGCACTCACAGATTTTGCTGATACAACATTTTCCAGTAGTTCAATTACTGCGAGAGGAGCGTTAATTTATAACTCTTCTACTACCGCAGGAACAGCTAACAGGGCTGTTGTTGTACTGGACTTTGGCGCAGACAAAACATCTACAAGCGGTGACTTTACTGTTGCTTTCCCAACAGCAGATGCGAGTAACGCAATAATCAGGATTGCATAAGGTCTAATGTGGCGGATGTCAAAGTTGCATTTGATGGTTGGAATTCCTCGTCTCATGGATGGGGTGAGGGAACGTGGGGTAATGGGTCTGCTTTCCCAGCAAGCACAACGTCTGTTGGATCTGTTTCAGTTAGCGCGGATGCGAATGTCACAGCAACAGGAAATTCGGCAACAGTCTCTGTCGGATCGGTATCTGTATCCGCTAGTGCGAGTGTGTCTGTATCTGGCAATGCTGCTACTGCAAGCGTTGGTTCGGTTAGTGTCACAGGTACGGCGAATGTATCGCCATCAGGTAACTCAGCTACCGCATCGGTTGGATCGGTATCAGTCTCTGCCGATGCAAACGTATCGCCAAGTGGAAACTCGTCTACAGTCAGTCTGGGATCGGTTACGGTTACTGGTACAGCAACGGTATCCCCGACAGGAAACTCTGCGACAGCATCTGTTGGCAGTGTTACGGCGATTACAAGTAATACGATTCCTGTCACTAGTACAGAGCTTGTCGCGTCTACGGCAAGCGTTAGCATTAATGGTGACGCAATTGTTGGGGTATCGGGTAATTCGGTCACAGTATCAACAACTACGCCGCTTGTTTGGAGCTTGGTTGATGACAGCCAAACAGCAAGTTGGTCGGGGGTTAGTACAAGTCAAACACCAAACTGGACGGCTATTGACGACAGCCAAACACCTAATTGGAAAGAGGTAGCCTGATGGTTCGTAAGGTAAAGAAAGTAATTAAGGGTTTAGAAAAGGCATCTAAGACCCACAAGAAAC